TCGCAGGATTTTGTAAGAAAGTTAGTCCGTTAGTCGCAATCGTTGCGGGGTAAGGGGCGGTGTTGATCGAGACTCGAAAAGACCTTCGGTTAGTGAGTCGAGCATTGAAAGAAAGATGGAATGTAGACCGGGAAAAAATAAAGCAAGCGTTGATGGTTGCCTTAGGCGATCCGGATCTTGCAGTCGATGCGGCGAAGGTGCTTTTGGTCGCGGATGCTCTCGATGTCAAGCGGGACGAAATCGAGTTCAAGCAACAGGCTAAAGAAAATGAACAACGACTACGCCTTCTTGAACTCGCTCAGTCTGTCCCAGTTGCAGAGCTTGCTAAGCTTGCATCCGAAAACGGCATCGTCGGCGGATCCGATCAAGGGTGACGAGCGAACACGCCAGCGGGAATTGATGGCGGCTAAGCGTGCCAAGGAAAGGGACTTGCTGATACGCAAGCCTTTGAACCTCGACCGTCGCTTACAATCCGAGTCCGATGCTGAGTTGTGGCTATCGACCTATTTTTCCGAGGTCTTCGCTGAGTCTTGGACTTCCGATCGTCGAGCCATGCTTCGCTCCATCATCGATGCTGCCATGTACGGCGGGGATCAGGCAATCGCGGGGCCACGGGGCGAAGGTAAGACAACCATTGCCACCCATGCGGCTCTTTACTTGATGATCCGAGGGCTATCGACTTTTCCGGTCGTCATTGGAAAAAGCCAGGGCAAGGCTCAGCTTGAGTTGAAAGCGATCAAAGAGCAATTACAGCAGAACGAGCTATTTATCACTGATTACCCTGAGATCGGCATTCCGATGCAGGCTGTCGGCGGCTGGTCAAGCCGGGCCAGGATGCAAACGGTACTTGGCAATCCGACAAACATCGAACTAGCTGCGGATCATCTAGCATTCCCAACCATCGAGCGTTGGCAGTTACCAGATTGGCCAAGGGAGATCGAGCCAGCTTCCGCAGGTCAAGTGCTTTATTGCCTTGGGGTCGATGGGCCTGTACGCGGGACGAAGTTTAGGAACTGTCGGCCAACCTTGGCAATCATCGACGATATCGAAGACCGGGAAGCCGCGGCTAGTGCTGTACTCGTTGAAAAGAACGAGGAAATCATCGAGCAAGACATCGGCGGTCTAGGTGCATCGGCTGAGCGGATTCCTAGAGTGATGCTTTGCACGGTTCAGAATCGAAGGTGTATCGCCTACCGGTTCACAGATCCAAAGATCAAGCCATCTTGGAGGGGCAAGCGATACCGCAAGATGATTAAGCCACCGGATCGAATGGATCTTGTCCAGCAATATATCGAACTCCGGCAAACAAGGTCGCTTGATGATCCTGACGCACGGGTCGCTTTCCAATTTTGGAAAGAGAATCAATCGATCATCGAGGACGGTTGCGAAGTCTCCAATATCCACAGCTACTCAAAGAAGCTACACGCCGATGGGCAACCGCTCGAGCTTTCCGCGATTCATGCCTACTACAATCGGGTCGCTGATGTTGGCGCAAAAGCAGTCGCAACAGAGATCGACAATGATCCACCGGAAGAAGCAGGGCCAATGGGCAATGGGTTGCGACCTGACATCGTTCTACAGCGAATCAGCGGTCTGGCTCGAAGACAGTTGCCTTTGAACGTCCAAGCATTGACAGCGGCGATCGATCTTGGCAAATATCGTTGCCATTGGGTAGTAACCGGATGGTGGCCAGGGTTCGGCGGCGTTGTTGTTGATTATGGCGTTGCCGAAGTGGTCAACACCGATACGTCGATGGATAACGAAGCATCGGAACCAGCGATCTACAAGGCTTTACTCAACTGGCGGGATGGACTACTGCAGAAGGATTTTGTTGATGCGTCGGGCTCAAAGCATCCGGTGCAATTCTGCATGGTTGACAGCGGAACCTTCACCAATGCGGCTTATCAGTTCGTTCGGGAGGTCGGCGGGATATTCCATGTCTCCAAGGGTATCAATCCTTACACACCAAAGAAGCAATCGACAGCGACCACGATAGCAGGGGCGAATCTACATGCAACGAAGCTAGGGGCGGCTGGAGTGTGGTTGTATGAACTAGACACCTCGTACTGGAAGCAGTTTGTCCATGAGCGATTCCTAACTCCGACCTTCGACGATACAAACATGCTTCGGCGTGGTTCGCTTTCGCTATTCCAGACCGAAGCATCTCACCTGAGTTTCGCGCAGCACATAGCATCTGAGGAACTTGTTTCGGAGTTCAAAGAGGGCAAGGGGTCGAAGGTCTACTGGAGCGTGAAGAACGAAAACAATCACTGGCTAGATGCAACCTACATGGCGGCGGCGGCTGGTGAGGCTTGCGGGGTTAAGTTGATTGCTCCCTCTGAGGTCGAGGTTGCTCCGAAGCAGATCGACGGTGACAAGCCTAAGCCTAAGCCAGTTCCACAGGCTCAAAGGCACGGACAGACGCGATTCAGGCAACGACAAGGCGGTTGGATTCCAAAAAGGAGATCGTAGATGGCGAAGCGTAAAAAAACAACTGAACAAACAATTGAAGGGCATCCATCATCGCTTATGGTTCGATACGATCCGGTTGCCGATACCGTTTCGCATGTACAGCAAACGGATTTGGATGGGCGTATCATGCGAGATGAGAAATTCGATCCACCTTTGAAGGCAAGCGAACCAGTGGCTAGAGAGTTCGAGGCTCGTCCATGCTCATCATGCCAAGCGATCAGGCCACATGGCAAGAACTACAGCAGAGTCTATTGCACACGGGGGAGCATTCGTTACTGCAAATGCCACTTCTGCGGGCATACATGGTCACAAGAAGGTAGATAATTTTTACCAGTGTACTAATGGATTAGTACAGGCACCTAGCAACCGCGAAAAGTCTATGCAATCCTGCTTGCATGGCATCAGCGGCAAGTCTGTTAGCACTAATCGACGCGGCTATTGAAGCACTCCTAACCGGGGGTGCGCAGTCGTATAACATCGGCTCAAGGTCAGTGACCAAGCTTGACCTTAATACGCTTCTTGAAGAACGCAGGAAGCTTGAGCAACAAGTCCGGCGTGAGACTTCATCCGGTGGAATCAGCCTCGCAAAGTTGAATCGAGGTGGCCGATGATTGGAAAGTTCATCGATTCGGTCGTCTCGGCTGTTAATCCGATCGCAGGATTGCGACGGGCTCAGGCGCGTAAGGTGCTGAGATCCTATCAAGGTGGCGAACCATCGCGGGTATCGTCCAACAGGCATCCAAAGAACAACCCGGCTGACATCGAGCTCTCAGGGCCATTCGGAGCGAATCAGATCCGAGCATGGGCCAGGGATCTTGTCAGGAATAACAGCTACGCATGGGGCGTTGTCGATACAATCGTTTCGTCGGTAGTCGGTTGTGGAATTCGTGCCCAAAGCACTTTTGAGACTCCCGAAGGTGACGATGTTGAGCCGATCAACGATTCCCGCGATAAGATTTGGAGCGAATGGTGCGAAGTCTGTGATATCAACGGACAGCATACATTCGATGAATTGCAAGCCCTTTGCCAGCGTGAAATGGTCGAAGCAGGCGAAGTCCTGATTAGGATCTTGCCGTTGCCATCGACTGAGTACAAAGGCATCTCAAGACCGGTTCCGTTGGCTCTTGAAATCATCGAGGCCGATCGCCTTGCCGGTGACAAAGACACCTATGCAAGCGGAATCAGTCCAGCGAACACGAACCGCATCGTTCGCGGTGTCGAAGTCGATGAGTTTGGCAAGCCGGTTGCATATTGGATCTACAAAGACCATCCCCTGCAACCCTACGCCTTTACTCGAACGCCTGAGCGAGTGCCGGCTAGGGAAATACTGCATCTATTCCGGCAAGAGCGTATCGGGCAAACCAGAGGCGTTTCGTGGTTCGCTCCGGCGTTGTCCTCGATTCGTGATCTCGGAACTTACATTGACAACGAGCTCCAAGCTTCGGCGGTCGCGTCATGCTTTACGGTGGCAATCAAGACAACAACACCGGTTGGAGACTTGGTCAACCCCGATGGAGAACCAAACACCGATTCAGCGGGGAATCGCGTTAGGCACATCGAGCCAGGTTTAATCCTCGATCTAAACCCAGGCGAAGACGTTGAGGGGATCAACCCAGGCAGGCCAAACACTGGGGCAGATGCTTGGATTAAGACGATCCTTCGAGGGGTCGCGGTCGGAACTGGGCTGTCATACGAGGTCGTCGCAAGGGACTACAGCCAGACATCCTACTCATCAAGTCGAACTAGCCAGCTTGAAGATCGAAGGCGGTTCCGCTGTTGGCAACAATACTTGATCCGCCATCTGTGCCAGCCCGTTTGGGATCGATTCTGCGATGCGGCGGCTCTTTCATCGGTTGATGGCTTTCCATCTTCGGCTGACCTGTTAGCCGATCGTCGGCGGTTTGCTCCGGTCGAATGGCAAACTCCAGAATGGGAATGGGTTGATCCTCAGTCAGAGCAAACAGCCTCAGAGATGGCCCTAAATAGCTTCACTGACACCTATGCCAACGTGCTAGGCTCAAGGGGTCGATCATTCCGTCAAGTCTTCTACCAACGAGCCAAGGAAGATCGATTGCGAAAGAAGCTTGGTTTGCTGACTAACGAGGAAAAGCAGTTGCAAGTTTCGGCGGCTCAAAGCGGTGGCCAATCTCCAACAGCACAGCCGCAACTAGGAACAGGCGAGATGATGGGGCTATCTACGCTCCAATTCAACCGCAACCGAAAAGCAATCGCCAAAACTCTCGATGATCTTGCTAGCGGTGCGATCAGCGAATCGGTCGCTAAGGTCTTTTTGTCTTCAATCGGAATGAGCGAAGCGAACGCGCAGGTGCTTATCGACGATGCGAAAGATGGAACGGTTGACACTCAATTGCCAGAGGTGCAAGCGTGAACAAACAAGACCTAATTAAGCGACGAAAAGAACTTGACGATCGTAAGCGACCTGCCAGCCTCGAAACGATCCAGCGTCAATTCGGAGCGGTCAAAGATGGTCGCGCGGTGATTGCCACCGAGACACCGATTGAAATCTACGATCAGTCCAGAGGATGGATCAAGCAAGTCCTGTTGATGGACGGCGTTGTTTTCCGCAACGGCAAAAAGCAATTGCCAATCGTCGATTCGCACAACGATAAAACCGTTCGCAACGTCTTTGGCTCGATTCGCAATATCAGCATCGAGGGCGATCAGCTAATCGGCGATCCTGACTTTGCAAGCGATGCTGAATCTCAGATCGTTCGCACTCGATTCGATGAGGGGCATCTAACCGATTTCTCGATTGATGCGGTGATCTTAGAGCGTCAATTAGTGCCACAAGGCCAAAGCTACACAACGACATCAGGGCAGGTCGTCGAAGGGCCAGCAGAGATCGTCACGAAATGGGAACCACACAATGCGTCGATCTGTGCAACGGGTGCAGATCCTAATTCTACTGTTCGTCGGTCGTCTGACCGGAAAGAGGTAACGAGAATGGACGAGTCTTTAATGAAGACTTTGGCCGGGCTCGGAGTGCCGGAAGGCATGACCGATCCAAGTGCAATCATCGCTTTTTTAGCTGGAAAGCTAAGCGGCGAAA